CGGGATAATACCCCCCCGGAGTGTACTACCAAGTATGCTCCCGGGTGGTTAACCCAGGAGAAGCTTCTAAGTCTTCCTGGACCTTTAAGGTATCAGGACCCTAGAGCCCGGGCTGTTAAGAGTGATTGGGGAAACCCAACCATTCTTTTCGGCCACTCGATGGAAGTTTAGAAGTTCCGTCGAGATACGGACTACTCGGCGATTACGTTCTGGTGAGAACCAGACTTGATCGTCGGGTGTGGGACGTGTCACTATCCTCTCATATGCGTCTCTTAAGCGTTCGACAAAGTCGTCCGCTGAGTCATATATGTCGGATAGCTCCGCGTGGATATTGATCATTTCTTGAAGAAATTCAAGTCTGACCGATCTCACTAGCGGAGACACGTTCGTCTCTTTCTCCAACCGATCGCTAACCCCTACGGGATCTACCCAGTAGATCTCGCAGAGTTTAGCGACCTTCTCGGACGCTTGTACAGAAATGTACTGCGTGTACTGATCCCCCAGAAATGAGGGGTCAGAACCGTCCCAGACGTAGGTTAACCCCGAAAGGGGCGCCTCACGCCTAAAAGGACAGCCGAGATAGGATCGCGCCGCGAACGAATTGCGGGCCCTGCTCTTGAAGAAGAGCGAGCTCATAATTCGGTCCCGGTGAAGGTTGGGGGGTTCCTGTTCTGAGCGAGAGTAATATCCTCGATCAGTCAGGGTTCTATCCAATTCAATGAGTCCCGGAAGGGACTCTCTGGCTTGGAGTAGAACTTTGGGAGGGACGGGTGAGATTTCTTCACCAAGAACAAACAGTCTCTTGGCGATCTCACCGGCCCTGACAGTCGAGCCTGGAAGGATCGATTTCCCAAGGGAAATCGGAACTTCTAACTCGGCCATCAGAGCCATGTACCTCTCTCCAACTCTTCGGTTTGCTATTGCCACATCATCCCCGATAATGAGGTAATCCGAGAAGGGCGAGAGCCCTTCTAGGAGTGCTGCATATCGGACGATGACGTGATGTGTTATCGCCATGGCCGCCCATGAGCTTAAAAAGCCCATGGGTTGTCCCACGGCGTAACGCACTGGTGTTCCCTTGCAGTCGATATCTCTATCGACCAAAAGGGACTTCCAAGCTGAGGCAAGGGCCGGCCCGAGAGGGTACGAAAGTACTCTCTCTTGCAGGTCCACGGGGATTCTGTCGGTAGCGGTCGTAAGATCACTACAGACAATTTCCCGATCCCTAGTCCATTCCTTCAGCCGCGAGGCTGTGAGGTTATGACTAGAGGTTCCATCGCTTGGAATGTCCTTAAGCCACTTCATGAGAAAATCATGAATTGGTTTAAGTGCAATTTGGCTCCAGATATCAGGGATACAGATTGTCCTCGTCTTACCCCCACCTTCCGAAAGGAAGTGGAGGCGAGCAGGGAGACAACCTTTGTCCTCGATATTCTGCTGCGAAATTGCAAACGCGGAGTCTTGAAGGATCTCCATCAGATTCCCCTGTTGCAATGGACTATACGTCCCTTGCACCACGGGAGTGATGAGGTCATTCACTCCTTCGCGTCTGACCGCCAGCAAATCGTGCAAACTAGTAACTCCTATTGCAAAGGGCCCTGAAGCCCCTGCTTTAGTAGTTGCAAAGATGGGTGCGGCTAACGATGGGATGAATTCCTTGTCCCCTAGATCCGAAAGGATCTGTGGGATGTGGACTTCCATCTCATCGATTAGTTGTGCGATCCGCATTGGATCCTTAGAAGGAGTTGTCACAGATGTGACATCAACCTTGGGAGGAAGGCGGAAGAGTTTGTAATAACCCAAAAGGGTTAAGACAAATCTCATCCATTCCTTATCTCCCCCAGAAAGAGATTTTCTGGCGAAGGAGAGACACTTAGGGTACCCATTTCGATATGTCGCCATCCATTGTTCCTGGTTAAGACGAGCGTCTTGACCTGTAACAAGGCATGTGACATATCGGGATAGTTCCTTAAAGGTCTTCAGAGCGACTTCTGTCCCCCAGGCTTTATCAAGCCTGTGGAACAGTTGAAGCACTTGATCAGTGTGTAGCTCAGCCTTGGGAATTGACTTCCCAAAGAGAACTACCATATTCTCTTTGAATGTTGATAACTTAGGCCGTGCTAGGTTAGAAGCCGGTAGACGAGAACGTCTATTGTCTTTTAATCGTTTGCTTTCGCTCATTGCTGAGTTGCGT